CCCCCTCGAGCTCAAGTCAATCGACCCCTACGGCGCGAAAGTCTATCCAGACCAGTTCGCCGAGGAGCCCCCGTTGCATATGCTGATTCAGCTCATGATCCAGATGGCGTGTACAGGGGCGTCATGGGGATCGCTCGCCGGTCTGTTCCCCGGGTATAACCTGCAGTGGGTTGACCGCGAACGTGACGACAAGTTTCTGAGCGCAGCTCTGCCGAAGCTGGAGGAATTTTGGTCTCGAGTACAGCGCAAGGATCCGCCGCCTCCCGATCATCTGCCCGGCACGTTGGATGTGGTGAAGCGACTGTATAGCCAGGAGGACGGCACAACGATCGCCCTGGACGCCGAAGATCTGCAACTGGTAGACGCGTGGGAGATGACAAAGGAGAGGGCGAGAATGGCCGGCAAGGACGTCAAAGAGATGGAGACCGTGCTCCGCGCCAAGCTCCAAGATGCGACCTTCGGAGTGCTGACGGATGGGACACTTTTGAGCCTGAAAACAACTAAGAGGTCTGGATATACCGTCAAGCCGACGAGCTTCAGGACGCTGCGAAGGGCGCGAGTGAAGGGGAAGTAATTGAGATACAGAATCTTGGACGTCTGTTGCGGTCCCCGAATGTTTTGGTTCGACCCTGACCGCACAGATGTTCTCTTTTTAGATAAAAGAGTTGAGACTATCCCCATTGACCAAGGCACCCCCGGGACCGTGGGCCGGAAAGACGTATCTATATCACCCAATATTAAAGCTGATTTTGCAGCGCTGCCTTTTCGCTCGAGCTCCTTTCAGCATGTGGTTTTCGATCCGCCACATATCCGCAGAGATGCCGCCAAAGGGATCTTTACTCGAAAGTATGGCTTCCTTTCGGAGAACTTTTTAGATGTGCTCGAGCTCGGATTCCGCGAATGCTTTCGTGTCTTGGCGCCGGGGGGAACTCTTATCTTTAAATGGTCGGATGCAGACTATCCACTCGCCGACGTGCTGAAGCTGACAGACCAAAAACCGCTCTATGGTCACAGGTCTGGGAAGGCGATGGGGACTCACTGGGTGGCATTTGTAAAGGAGTAAATAACTTTCCTTTTCTCACGATCTATAGTATAAGAAAAATGACAGTCCGAATCATCAAATTTGTGTCCCGAGCCCGCCCCGTTTTCTTGGACTGTCAGCGGTGGCGGGTAAGGGACGTTTTACAGGGAGGAAATCATGCTAGACAAACTGATAGAATTTCAGGACACCGAGGGAGCGCCGTGCTTCTTTGATCCGGCGGAAGTGTGCGGGGTGTATGGCGCACATCATCGCAGGGATGATGATTCGGAAACGTACATAATGATCCGGGGCGGCGCCACCGGTCACTCGGCGCACTGCGTCATCGGAACACCGGAAGAAACACTCGCACGATTGAAGGGGGAATCATGAACGGCAAGAAAGACGAAGCAATTCAGAGGAGCCCCGAGTCAGAGGCGTTCAACCTGGCACAGCGCGAGGCGGCAGCATGGGCGGCGTCTTCGCTGATCCCGAAAGCCTATCAGGGCAATGTCCCGAACGTCTTGATCGCCATGGAGATGGCAAAGCGGATCGGGGCCAGCGTCATGGCTGTGATGCAAAACCTGTACATCGTCCACGGCAACCCGGCGTTCGGTGCATCATTCCTGATCGCCACGGTCAACGGGTCCGGTCGGTTCACGCCGATACGATACCGGATGGAAGGCGAGGTGGGAAAGGATTCGTGGGGTTGTCGCGCATACGCCGAAGACAAAGAAACTGGCGAGGAATGCCTCGGGCCGCTGGTTTCGGTGAAGATGGCAAAGGCCGAGGGTTGGTGGAGCAAGAAAGACAGGCAGGGGAACGAGTGCTCCAAGTGGCAGACCATGCCCGAGCTGATGCTGCACTATCGCGCCGCCGCCTTCTGGACGCGGGTCTACTGTCCCGAGCTTTCCATGGGGATTCATACCACCGAAGAGATGGAGGACATTGCGCCGATTCAGGCATCACCCGCCGAAGTGGTGAGCCCGATAGAGGCACTCACAGACAAGCTGGAAAAGGAAGCGGAGAGCAAAGAGCCCGAACCGACGCCGGAACCTGACAAGCCTAACCCTCGGGAATCCGAGCGCGGCCTGCAGGATGAGATTCAGCGGCTCGCAAAAGTAGTCTACGGCGAAGACTGGCTGGACGGCCTGCAGGCTTGCTGCGATGCCAACAGCGTGAACATGGAGAAGATGGGCGAAGAGGGCGAGATCAAGATCGTCGGCATTCTCTCGGGCCAGTTGGAAGGGGTGAAGTGATGGGATGTGACATTCATTTGTATGCCGAAAAACGGGTTGATGGTAAATGGGTAACGGCGGATGAGTGGGAGCCAGACGAATATGATGACGAAGGATTCACCCTGTGCGTTCCGTATGAAAAGCGAATTTATGACAGCAGGAATTATTACCTATTTTCTATTCTTGCCGACGTTCGCAATGGATGCGGCTTTGCAGGCAGTGACACCGGAGATCAATTTATCCCGATAGCAACACCCCGTGGACTTCCTGAAGATGTAACCCCGAAAGTCAAAAAAGAAAGCGGCGGATGGGGCGGCGATGGTCACAGCTATTCATTTTTCACGGTCGCAGAGCTTCTGGGATATGACTGGACACAGACGGCCACGCTCCGGGGGTGGGTTACTGCAAAAGAATATGAAGAGTGGCAACGCATGATCCGGTGGGTTCCAGGTCCGAAAAGCTATTGTGCTGGCGTGGGCGGGAGATCTGTAAAGCACGTCACAGAAACAGAAATGAAAGCACTTATCCAGGGCGGCGTCGAACAGTCCACTCAAAACCTAAGAAGCACTTATTGCAAAATCTCCTGGCAGGATTCTTATCACGGCGTGTGCAAGGTGTTCTGGTGGGATGCTATCCCGAAGTTGCTTGCTCTTGGTGCTCCCGAAGATGTGCGGATTGTGTTTTGGTTCGATAACTAAGGAGGGAAAAATGAAAACCGAAAAACTCAGAGTAACATCCATTCAGATCAGGGACGTGCTCGGCGCTCGGGATTTCTCAATGGAAGTCGGGCGGGTCACAACGTTGAGTGGCAAAAATGGCTCGGGGAAAACTACGGCGATTGAGGCAATCAAGTCTGCCATCGGCGGCGGCAACCTTGCGAACCTGGCCTACATTCCTCAACCCGGCGATCCTGCCGACGAAGAGATCAATCCCGAGGTCGTGCTAGTCCTCGAAGGTGATAGCGAGAAATACCTTGTCGAGAAGAACGCCAAGGGGACAAAGGTCCGCAAACAGGTTGGCGACTCCGCAGGGTTTGAGGATATAAAGCCCCCCGGTCGCTTCCTGGATGGCCTGTTCGACAAGAAGCTCTCAAATCCCATTGAATTCCTGAACGCTGACAAAAACGATCGTGTCCTGCTACTCCTGGGAGCCCTTGACGTGACGTTGGACCGGGACGCCTTGTGGGAGGCTATGGGTATCGAGAAGCGCGACGTGGGAGCCGTTCCCGAGGGTCTACACCCGTTGCAAGAGCTCGCCCTGATACGCGAGGCGGTGTTCAGAGAGCGCACGGGGGTCAATCGGGATGCCACGCAGAAAGTTGCGACAGCGGAACAGACCAGGCGAGCGACGCCGGCCGTATTGCCCGATGGACACGAGAAGGAGATCGAGGCGCTGGACACGGGGATCGCAAACCGCAGCGTGGAAATCGTCCAGGGAATTGAGCAGGCGAGGAGTCATTGCGAGGGCTTGGCGGCTACAGTTGCTACAGCCGCAGACGCCGACACGAATGCACAGCGGGATCACCACAATGCAGATGCCGCGAAGCGATGGGCGGACTTTGAGGCAGAGATAGCAAAGCGCAGGGCAGACCTCACGGCTGAAATTGACGCCGAGGCGCTGGAAGTCGAGAAGACCATCAATGGCAAGAATGAGATTGTGAACAAAGAGATCCGCAACCTGGAAACTGACCGCGACGAAAGGCTCGAAAAACTCCGAGACGATGAGAAGACCATCGAGGCCGACAAGATCCGCCTCGCTGAACTCCGCGAACAAGCCAAGGCCGCAATCAAGGCCCGTACACTCCATGACCAGGCGGAAGCATTCGACGCCGAGGCAGAGAAGTTGCAGGCCATGAGCAAGCGCCTCACGGGGGCAATAGACGCCGTGGATGAGTACCGCCGCAAGCTCGCTGACAACCTGCCGATTCCGGGCCTGGAAGTAGACGACAAGGCCATCAAGGTCAACGGCGTCCCGTTTGACCAGCTCAACAACGCGCAACGAATCGACATCGCCGTTGAGATTTCCTGTATTCGCTCCAAGGATCAGCGGTTGCCCATCATGTGGATCGATGGAGCCGAAGCCCTGGATAGCGAGAGTTTCGCGGCGCTGAAAACATCCCTTAAAAAGGCGGGCGTTCAGCCGATCATCGGACGGGTGGACAGCTCCGATTTATCTGTGACGGTGGAATGATGTTCTGGAAAATAGCTGCACTGCTCATGACCGTCGTGATGATAGTGGCCTATGCGTTAGGGATGGATGGTGGAATGATTTGTTTCCACACGTATATCGCTGCGTTTTGGGTCATGATGTATATCGGCGAAAAGCGATGAGCCAACAATCGCAGATTGAAACCGAAGCCGCAGCCGGTAAACTTCTCCGGTCAATGGTGCAGTTCGGTCATAGTCGCTGCACGAGGATAACTCCGGCGGTCAAATGGCTTCTGGATCATCAGTACGCGTACCTTGCGAACGGGCGGCTCTACATTACCGAGCCGAACCCGAAGGCGAAAACTCAGGTGACTACAGGCAGAGACTATTATGAGGGGCTCTGCGCCAATCCATCAGTAACAAGAAGCCCGCGAGCATGGACAGAGGAGGCGCGATCAGGGGTGACAGTGAAGCGAGGTAGGCTCGGCATGGTATCGGCTCGTTCTGGAATCAACCGTGCGGCTATCCCCGGCGGCGGGGCCCCGCATACTACCCGGACGCCAGAGGACATCATCAACGACAATGAGCAGATGATCGCAGCGAGAAAGAAGCTCTGCACAGGGCTAGAAATTACCGAGGATGAACTGCGCGCATTGATAGACGAGGACAGGATCCATCAGTGCAAAAATGGATGTAAGTCAATGGAGATCTTTGACCGGCGCGGGGATGGTGGGCTTCAACATCTTTGTCGGAAATGTAGAAAGAAACGGAGGGGAAAATGAGCAAAATCAATTTCAAGCTGATAGACGGCGAGCCTGTGTGTTTATCCGAATATTGCCCACGGTTCGAGACATGCCCGTTTGTATTGCAGGGATCAATCACCTGCCTTCCCGGTGTGCGTCAACAGCGGGACGAAGCACAGGGGCGCGAGAGTGAACTGAAAAACTTCGCCTACGGTGTGCAACACCATCGCAGGGACTGTTGGGATTATGATGATGATATGGGTTATGAGCGGCGCGATTTCATCGACGAGGAAGAATGGGATCGGCTGTCGGAACAGGCCGAGCGGCTTCTTGCCCGACACGAGGAAGTGAGTCAGCCATGAGCACAGCACCAACGTTCACAACCGTCATCCGGGGTATTCTCAGAGACCGGGGTATTGACGCGGACCCGGTAGAGGTCGAAGACGCCATGAAAAAGCGACACAAGCACGGACTTGGCGGAATGCGAGCGGCAAGGTTTATGCATGAATGCGTCTCCGTGGCACTGGAGATTGAGAGGGAAAAATGAAATATGAATGCAGGGAATGTGGAAAGTCGTGCACTGTTCTTGATGTAGCGTTCGCGCCTGACCGGTGCATGTACAGCGGTGTTACACGTTTCAATTGGCGCGAAGTCAAAGAGGAGCCCGCCAAGAAATACGAGTCAAGCGATCCCGCGCCGGTATGGCCGAGTGATGCACAGAAGCGCGCGGCAGCTCCGTTTATAGAAATAGGAGACCACGAGAAAACGGGCCACGGGGCTGCGATGCGGGATACACCAGACATCCGAGAGCATCGACGCTTATGGGTTGGGGACACGGAGTATGAAGTTGATCCCATTACGGGGTCGATAATTTGCCCCGGCTGCAAGGAGAAGGACACGGAGATCGAGGGATTGAAGGAAAGTTCCTGCGACTGGTTCAATACAGTCAAGCAGCTACGCGCCGACCTCAACGCCAAGATTCAGGAAGCATCCGCTGGTTTCATGGTGTCCCGTGATTCCGTGGTAAAGGATCTGGAGGCTGAGATCGAGCGGCTGCAGCGGGACGTTGACAACGCCGTTGGGGACTGCAAGAGATACTGCAGGGCGCTGAATGATAAGGACTATGAGATTGGCGAGCGGGACACGCTGCTTGACGACATGAAGACCGAACTCGCAGAAGTGCGCGCCGCCAATGCGCGGCTTGTCAGTCGCAACCCCGAACGCGAGAAGGACATGCAGCAAGTCGCTTCGTTGATCACAAAATGGCGAGTATTCAAATAGAAAGGAGCCTGAAATGGGCGGTAGAAGAGCAACAGGAGTGAACAACAGCGGGAAAAGAAGCGGCAAGAGGGACGGCGGCGGCAGCGATGCAACCGAACTCATGAAAAATATTTCTATTGCCGCAGAGCACGCCAGAGCGTCAGTAATGACCGCACCCATCACAGAAATCACGGCGCTGGAGGTGATGCTCGAAAAGGACGGGGCGGAAACTTCCGCGACTGCCGCCATTCTGCAAGCCCTTGCCGCGATCAAATCCGACACGATGAGCAAGGCATGGCTCGCATATTTCGAGGTCTATCAGAAGTACGGCATGGTTCCGACTGCGAAGATAGTAGAGATCGGCGAGCCCGAGGACAAAAAGAGCGACGCGGAAGAATACGCCGAGGATACTGCAGGCAAGGCGGCGGACGAAGAAGAGGAGAGACAAGCGTCGGATGACCTGGCAAAACAGCGGAAAAAGATGGTTGAAGAAGGGAAGAAAAAGCACTGATGGAGCCCTACTACACCGAGCCGGGGATCGAGATCTACCATGGGGATTGCCGGGAGGTCTTGCCGGGGCTTGGGAAGGTGGACCTTGTGTTGACTGACCCGCCGTATGGGATGGGCATGACGGGGCAGACGGGGGGAGCAGGAAAGGGGAAGGGTGCAACGCGAACAAGAGACTATGGCGATGTGGCATGGGATGGCGAGCCGGTCAATTGGGGGCTATTATGGGAGCTTTTGACGCTCGGCAAGTATGCCTGTTGTTGGGGTGGTAATTATTACCCGGTTCCCCCGTCACCCTCTTGGCTCGTTTGGGATAAAATGAATACAGGAAACTTTGCCGATTGTGAACTTGCATGGACGAATTACGGATCGGCTGTCAGAATAATTCACCATCTGTGGAATGGTATGGCGCGAAAAAACCTAGAGCCGAGATTTCACCCGACACAGAAACCCCTCGACGTGATGAAGTGGGCGATTACAAAATGCCCCGGTGAACCGCAAGCCATCCTCGACCCGTTCATGGGTTCCGGCACCACCCTGCGCGCTGTAAAGGACTTGGGCCGCAAGGCCATCGGGATCGAGATCGAGGAGAAGTACTGTGAGATCGCCGTGAAGAGATTGAGACAAGAGGTCTTAGATCTGTAGAAATGTACCGGGTTATAGATACCCCTTGCATGGGTAGTATTTGACCTACTTATAGGTGATAGTTGACACCGTGATGCATAATATGTAACGATTTGGGTTGGACTCCTTTGCCTGGTTTTGATCTGACCCTTTGCCCGATCGTCGGATTCACCCCCCTGTTTCGGCGGTCGGGCTCTTTCAAATCGTAAAATTCCCCCTCTCATAGCGTCCACTAGAAAGCGACGCAGTGAGCCTATCCGTGGCAAGGAACATACAATTTATTCACCGAGGAAGCAGGTCAAAAGGTGACAACCTCAAACGAAACAGATGCAGATCTGCAAATGGCAGACGGCATCAGCGGCGACACAAATCTCAAAGACGAACGTGATCGCGCCGGGAAGGCTCCACTCACAAAGGATGAGCGCCTTGTCATGCTAGGCGAGATTTACGATGGGCTCCTCTTCTCATGGCGACAGAATGTCACGCTGGGATTCTCCAAGGGCTCCAGCGCCATCTCGTACCAACTTGAACGCGCACGCTTAGAAATGATTGGGCTGTCCAAGGATCACGGCGTGATCGATGCAACGAGCAACCACGACAAGGATCTCGGATGGAGGGGTTTGCCAGAGGTCAACGCGTCAACGGTCCACTAATGAATGGGCAAGCACGCATTCATCGGCCTCGACCCTCCTGTCGGCAAGTACCTTGAGATTTTCAACTACGTCCTGCGAGAAGATCCCGAGGTCAAGGATGTGGACCTGTGCTGCGGGCTCGGCTTCGGCAAGACGGTCATGGCGATTCAGATCGCTGCACTGACCCTGAATAAGAACGGCAAGCAGCGCGGCCTATTCCTGGAGCCCGATTGGGATCGCGTCAATAGTATCTTTCTGGCAAAATGGATTGAGCATATCCCCGAGGAGCTGTACACGATTGAGTACGGCAACCACCGGATCGTCTGGCACAACGGGTCGACCATGCTCTACCGGCCTCGGATCATCACGGGAGCCAGGGACCGAGCACGCGGCAAGTTCAAGGGCATTGAGTTCACGTTCGTTATTGATGACGAGGCGGCAATAGGCTTCGACGGTCAACAGCAGATCAATACCCGGGCTCGAGTTCGAGCGGCGTCCACGGTTCGCTACTACTTCACGTTGAGCACGCCCCTGGTCGGTCCCTACGGACGCTTTATCAACCGTGGGGATAATAAGCTGTTCCGGGGTAAGACGAGCGACAATCACTATCTGCTGGCGCGAGACCCGAACTACGAGATCAACCTTCGCAAGAAGATGTCGCCAGAGCAGGCCAGGCGGGAACTCGACGGCGAGCTTGTTGCGTTGGAAGGGCGCATTTGGAAGGGCGCCGACATGGAGAAGTCGTGGCCGGAGGGCAACCGGAACGACCGTCATACGAGGTTCATCAAGGGCCAGCCCTGGTGGTTATTCTGCGACATCGGGAGCGCAACGGGAGCCTTTGCCGTCCTGCAACAAATGGATGCGACAGTCGGGGGACGCGAGATATTCGATGATCCCGTGTGGGTAGCGGTTGCGGATCTCTGTCCTCACAGTGACGCCTCGGCCTCTCGCGCATTCCAGATCTTGAAAAAAGAGTTCGGATACCCGGCTGCAATCGTGGCGGGTAAGGACATAAACAAAACAGACAGCGGCTCCGGCAAGCTGATTTCGTATTTTGCACAGAAGGCTTTCGGAAACGTGCCGATCTATCCATGTCCCGAGGATGCGGCAAACAGGCAAATCCAGTTCGACCTCCTGTCATTCATGATGTGCAGCGCGGTCGATGCCGAGCGCCGGTTTACGGTTGCGGCCAACTTCGTGAGCCTGGACCTGGAAAGCCGACGCGGTATCAGGGAGATGATCGATGAAGATCAGTATCCGACCCCGGACAAGCGCCGAGTGAATGACATCCTGCCGAAAAACAAGGAAATCGAAGTGCAACATATCCGCGATGCTCTACTGATGGGCGCCATGATGGTCATGCACCCGCCGGACTGGAATTATTCCGACAACCCGACAGCGTAAAGACAACATGCCGTTAATCAAAAGAGCACTCCAGAACTTGCGGGAATCATCGACCACCGTCGGCGAGACGATTGTTGATAATATGCTGTCGTATTTTCAACGCCGGGATGACCACGATCAGATCCGCGATGCTATCAAACAGCGGTACGGCGTCGGCATCAAGACAACTACTGACCCGAAGAATAAGAACGCGAGTACTGAGGCATACGTCAAAGAGGGATTCGACATCAAGGTCGATTCAGGGCTGACAGAAGTTCTCGCGGTAGGATTCGGAGCAAAGGTAGTTGCGGGGCTTGCGAGCTTGTTCACAGAGCCCGGGCAGCGGTACACGCTGATCCATGAGAATGAAGAGACAGACCTAAAAGACGCCGAAAATCTGTTGCAGGAGCACCGCGAGAACGGCGGGCATTCTGCGGCCATGACGCTCTCTGATAAACGCTCTGTCCAGGTAGGCAGCGCGGGCCCACTGATCGGGTTCTCCGGCGGCTTCCTGTCCTATCAGGTGCTCTCGCCGTCCGATGTGCGGGCGTATTACTCCGACACGATTGACGACGAGGGCGACATCAGAGTCCCGGACAGCACGGATATTGAGGACGCCTCGGTGGTTGTTATCCGGTTGAGTGAAGTTGATCAGATGACAGGGCGCTATCTTGCCATCTTCGCCCGCTCGGACATCTATCCGAAAGGCCGCTACGTCACTTATGAGGCATCCAAGGAATCGACGGAAGTTCCGAAGCCGGACGATAAAGATAGCAAGGTTATAGACTTTGACATCTTGGGTGAGCTTTGCAACCCGCTGTCATTCTGGGCAGACCAGCATCCCGACGAGATCATCCCTGAATACCCGATAGCGATCATCAAAGGCGGGGTGACTGAAGACGGCGTTTTAATGCCGGTCTCGACCAGCCTCTATGAAGATTCTAAAGGGTTCGACGTGTCCGGTTCTCACCTCCTCGAAACATCAGGGGACGCAGCACGGGGAACAACCGTGATCACGCGACGTGCAGAGGCGGCAATGAAGCCCTTGCCTCGCACCCTTGTCGGTCAGATTGCGCTTTCGGTAGGGCAGGAGGTTGACCACATCGACCACGGGGCGGGCGAGTCTGTTAAAGCCCTGGACGTGCATACGAAATTGGCGACCGAAGTTGCGGCCGGCTTCCAAGTTCCCGACTACATGGTGAGCAGTGAGGATCATGCGATTGAAGCAAGCAGCGGAATCGCGCTCGAGGTCAAATCCCGCCCGCTCAAGAAGCAACGCGATCATCGGATAGACCTGAATCGTCCCGAGGTAAAGCGGATCTTTGCAATCGAGAAGGCGCTGATCGGTCTGTTTGTTGGTACGGATGAGCCAGGTGTGAGCCTGCTCTTGGAGTGTAAACAGACCTGGGAGCCCGGCGAGTTGAGACTCCCAGAGAACCGCCTGGAAACCGCAAAGCGCATCATTTCCCTGATGGACAAGGGGATCATGGATGCGATTGCGGCCATCCGAGAGTATTACCAGTTCCCGACTGATGCCGAGGCGGAAGAGTTCTATGTGAAGATGAAGGATCGGGCCGCAGAATTCCCGTCACTTGCAGCGCCGGAAAAGAAGACCATCGGGCTGTTGCCGAAGAAGACCAATGCCTTCAGTTGAGGAATACATCGCGGCGACCGACAACGCCAATGACTACGCGGACGATCTTATAGCGAAGCTCGAACAGCGAGCCCTTGAGGATATGGACGACCTCTACACCAGCACGGCAAACCGTGACGTAGAGCTATGGTCGGAGATGGGCGTGAGCCCCGATACTGTGCTTTCAGATTACGACGAGATAGAACGGGACGAGCGGGATCTGAATTGGGCAACGGGGCTCGGTGGAATATCTGCCGCTTCCCTGCATCAGTTCACGCTCGATAACCGCGAGGATACGATCATCAAGCCGACCGCCTACAGACAGCAGGTTGTCGGTGCCTTGGCAGTTCAGATGACCAGGGCGCAGCTTGTCACCGCAGGTAAGCGCGGGTTCGAGGTGGAAGGTGTCAAGGGGTTTGCAAAGCTCCAGAAGGTGCACACTGACCGGCTGGCATTCTTGAGAGATGCGAGTAATCCGCAGCTCTACCACACGCTGGTCGAGTCCGGGGCAATGCGACCACTTGAGAAGACCGTTGCCGCGAACGTCGGGAACGTGTCCCGAATGACCAGCCTGAAGCCCGGAGCGGCTCAGTTCAAAGAGGAAGTCGCAGGGCTGATCAACACGAATGCAAAGCGCGGGCTTGCCGGTATGCAGCGTCGCGCCACTGAGAAGATATACACGATTCAATCCATCGGTGGTGACTTAGAGCGCCTGATGGTCTGGATTGTAGAGGGCGGAAAGAATACCTGTTCCTACTGCATGGACCGCGCCGGGGATGTCGAGACCTACGAGACATGGGTTGACCTCGGAGTGCCAGGCGCGGAAGTTTGCAAGGGCGGGGACGCCTGACGTTGTCATCTTGAGGCTGCGTGATGGCCCAAAGGAGCAAACAATGAATCGATTCATCTGGTATCTGAAACAGCTTTTGCCGTTGATGTACGTGTCCACCTATGGCGAGCACGGAGCCCGGTGGGTTTCCGTGTGGCGCATGTGGATGGGTCGGTGCTTCGCAATCCGCAAGTGGAGAATCGCCGGGTAATGCCCGACTATCCCGACACAATCGTTGACGACTTCCTTGCCGCTGTCGATGCCGATGTGGAAGCCGTGGCCGAAGCAGAACGACAGCGCCGTAAAAAGAAAAAGTAACTCTCGCGGAATCTGATCCGCTCGATATATCTCACAAAAACTGGAGCGACAACCAGTGCAAAAACGCAGGAGGACAGAATGATTTTTCGTAGTTTTTTCAGAGATGAGAATGACGACCAGGGCGCAGGCGGAACAGGTGGAGACGGCGGTGGCGCGTCACAGATTGACGTAGACAATGCGGCAATCAAGGCCAGTCCGCTTTTCCAGAAGTTGACGGCAGAGCTGAAAACCGAACGGGAAGGTCGAGAGGTGCTAGCGCAGGAGAAGGCCGACCGGCAAGCGGCAGAGACAGCGAAGGCCGAGGAAGCCGAACAGGAACGACTCAGGAAAGACGGACTGTTCGATGAGGCCGAAGCGAAGTACAAGGCCGCTGACGAAAAGAAAGATGCTGCACACGCCGCCGAGTTGCAGACCCGCGACATTGAGGCCGCGCTGCTGAAGGCCAACTTCCGTAACGAGACTTTCGTCAAGGGTGCGGTCACAGGCTACAACGCGGAGACAGACGGCACGATCGAGGAGTACGTTACCGCGCTCGCAGCCGATGAAGTCAATGCAGCGTTCATCGTGGCACCGGGAAAGGAAGGCGATCCGCCTCCGAAACCACCGGGTAAAAACACAGTGATCGGCGCGGGAAAAACGAACTGGGAAGAGGTCAAAGCCTGGGAAAACAGCGATAACCGAGAAGAGCGAATCAAAGCAGGGAAGCTCATCAGCGAGTATCACAACACGCATGGCGAGTACCCTTATCAAAAATCATAGGAGATAGTAATGAGTTTCGCAGACTATAACGAATTCATCCAGAGGGAGCTGTTGCCGAGCATGGTTGACACGGTTATCTACGATAGCCTGAAGCCCTTCAACGACAACTTCACGAAGCCGAAGATCTTGGACGGTGATCGGATCACATCCAAGTATCGGCTCGCACACACCAGCAACGCGGCATTCTTCGACAAGAGCGATGTCGACCCGGCGAGCTCCACGCAGACCCTGGCGAAGCCGTATTGGGACAAGGTTTTCTCACACGGTGCCGCAGAGGTACACGGGATCGACATCTCGAATTCCAGCGTGAGCCTGTCCGAGAAGGCGCTGATCACGGATGCAGTGGCGAAAGAAGTCGAAGCCGTGGCCGCGCTCAACGTGTCGGCGATCTACACGCAGATCAAGAAGGATGTCGACAGCACATCGGTTGCGTATTCCGACAAGGCGCTTTCGCGGGGAACCTACCCGCTGCTCGTTTCCTACGAGGAGGACACGAACGCGACGATCACGCTGGCATATATGCGCGGCATGATCCAGGGAACGACTCTCAACAAGGGCGTCAATCTGAAGGACTACCTGTGCTTGAGTGAAGGCTCGGTGTACTACACGTTCAGGGCGCTCGCGGCGGCTTTGCACTCGTGGAATTCCACTACCGTGGCAGGCAAAGCGGAGAACATGGGATGGCCGATGTTCGACAACTTCGAGGGCTTGGCGTTCGCCGACCCGACCTTGTTCCCGAACATGACCACGGGTGACGTGCTGATGCTCCGGCGCCAGGATGTCAATATCTGTAACCACATGCCGCTGCAGCTCGAACTGGTTGCGTCCGGCAGGTTTGCCAAGAAAGTGGTCGTCCGCATGGGGACCAACGTGTACGTGGACAACCCGTACTTGAACGGCAAAATGACGGACAAGGATTAGGAGGTGAATCATGGGAATCGTAGCAACACCGACCAAAACCGCAGGTCCGGGCATCAAGCCGGCGATCGGGGTGGAGTACGAGTTCACGCTCCTGCTCGACACGACCCACACGGACGGCAGCCAGACCATAGACCTGACGGCATATTTTTCATATCTCCACTCCTGCGAGATCGTCGGCTCACTCGCGAGCACGGGCTATTTCGCAGACATTCAGAAACCGGCGTTCGACACCGCCCTGTCAGCCACCAACCTCCTGGTTTTCTTCTACGAGGCGGGCGCAGATGCCGCCGCGCTGGACCTCCTGAACGGCATCGACCTGTCAGCCGTCATCACGGGGTTGACCATTCATGCCACGGGCAAACCCGCTCTTGACACCTCCTGGGCATAGGGGGTCATCATGGGAACAGCAATAATTGCAACAAGGGTAGGAGGCCCGATCGTCAAACCGGGTATCGGGATAGAGTGTCGGTATACTCTCTTGCTCGATACCACTGACGGCTCTGGGCTGCAGACGTGCGATCTGACGGCTGACTTCGGATACCTCCACACGGTGAAATTGGGAGGCTCACTTGCCTCTACCGGTTACGTCGTGGAGGTTCAGAAACCCGTAATCACAGCGACGAAAGCGCAGGGAGTCATAACCTGTACCGGATTTGCGGTCGCGGATGAAACGATGGTGCTCGGCACAACTACGCTCACAGCGAAGGCTGTCGCCACGGGTAGCGTCGATCACTTTGCAATCGGAGGGAGCGCGGCCGCTCAGGTGACGGCTCTCGTGGCGACGCTCGGAGAATGTACCGGACACGCAGCATGGACAGCCGAGGACGGAGCGGGTGACACCGTTCTGATCACCGCAGCACTCGCAGGAGCAGCCGGAGACGCGATCGTCTTTACCGAAGCCGTGTCGAATCTGACCATCGACGGTGGCGGGACATTGGGCGGAAGACGGGCCGGTCTGGACGCTGACGCGGCGTTGACAGATGTCAATCTCGTGTTCGGGTTCTATGAAGCCGGCGCAGATGGCGCGGCGTTGGACGCCATAGCGACAACCGACCTTTCCGCAGTCATCACCGGTCTGACCATCGTCGTTACCGGCAAACCTGCTCTCGATACGTCGTGGGCATAGGAGGATACAATGGCGAAAGCGAAAGCGAAAACACCCGCGAAGAAGGCAGCACCTGCGGCGAAGCCCGCGGCTGCCAAGAAGGCGGATCTCTCAGGCTACGGAAAGAAGCCGTACAAGGTCGGAGCCGATGTCATTCTCAACGCCCATGTCGCCGGGTGCAGACCCGGTGCGTTCTGTGAAGTCACAGAGATCAAGCACGGCGGGGCGATGTTCTGCGTAAAGGTCGCCAAGGGACCGGGCGCAGAGGATGGCGACAAGCCGGCGAAGACATTCCAAGTCTGGGCTAACCAGCTCAACTAACTGACCGTTCGGTCAAATCAAAGTGAAACGCCCCTTTCCCGGGGCGTCGGTTGTGAGTGGTTTCACAGCCCTGATGAACAGCCAACAGACTCAAAAAAGGAGTGGCACATGGACATCGATCTTGCAAAAATCAAGTTTCTGGCCCGGGATGCAAAGGAATTAAAAGACTTCATCGCCAGTGAGTTCAAGCGCGGCGGGCCTTCGGATCCTCCATACCTGTCTCAATGCCTCGTCGCATTCAACCAGGGCGGGGTTTTGGTCATGGAAGCCCTGGCGTTGCGGTATGAAAAGGATCGCAAGCTGCCTGACAACATGCGCCTACGGTGGAAGCTACTCGTCCTTTGCGACGAGTGGGGAAACCCGCCTATCCCCGGCGAGATAGTTTACCGAAGGGAACAGCTCCCCCTGGAGCACGAACGCGGCAAGCCGTTGACCTCCGAAGAGATCAACATCGATAAAATGAACGGCGTGTACGAGGACAAGTGGGTTCGGAAAGTGCCGTATACCATCGACGAAAAGGGCTGCATAACCGTCGAGTTCGAGGATACGAGTTTCTTCCTGACTGTCTACGGTGTGCATGGCAAGAGTGGCGCTGCGATCAGCATCCACAAAAAGGAGCATTCGTCCGACGTGGTAGACACCCCCGGCGGTCAGAAACTCCATGCGTGGTACTGGCGTTTCAAGGAACAGGACGCGGAGATGTACGCGAAGTTGCCGAAGATCACGGAGAAAGAAATCGAGAAGCGAAAGAAGGAAAAGCGCGGTCATAAGGTAGAGGAGAAGCCCGCAGCGTAACCGATGGCAATCTTTCCAAATCCTCGACTGGCGGCATCACCATGTGAACGCATGGCGGGCTGTTCGTTTGCCGATAACTTTGTCAATGAGACAACGGTTGAAGCGAACGGCGGAGTGTTCACCTTCGGCGCTGAAGTTGATCATGGATTCACTCCCGATGCGGTTGCCGGTTATATCACTTATGACATCATACCGCAGCCGGGCGGTTTCTCAGCCAAGGCACGATTCAAGGCGACCAGGATCACCGGCTCACGCAACCCGATAATTAACAACGGAGAGATAGGTGTCAGTGGATTTTGGATCTACCTGAAGGATGATTACGTCTATGCTCAACATGGCAACGGCGCGGAGCCTCACACCGCCTGCATAGTCACCGCTGATATTCTGGACGGTGAAGTTCACGCCATCACCTATGTCGTGGACATGACCAACGGGGTTCACACCCTGCGAGTGGACGCGCTCGATGCGGTTCAAGAAGCCACGGCGATCAATGAGGTGATCGGGAATGCTCAGGCGCTCAAAATCTGTAGCCAAGGCGCGGCACGGTACGAAGGCACGGTCTACAAGCCTCGCATTCTCGACTCCATATTGACCCAGGCCGATCACGATGCGTATCACGCGGATACTCTGATCAGCTTTGGCAAGAACCCGTTTGCGGTCTACCCATGCAATGAGATTTGCGACGACACCGCCGGCGACAAGATCTGGGAGCGCGGTCTGAATGACCGGGACTTGTACAAGGCCGACAGAGTAGCGGGCGCCAAGTACCCCACGTTCAGCGCCACGCCAACGCCCCGCTACACGTTCGACGGGGCTGATGACTATGTATCCAACGTGCCGGACCTGCCGAGCACCTACACCACGACAGCGGCCCTGGAATCGGTAGGTACTCCGCGCCCGTGGATTCAGCAGGACAATGACGCAGCTTTCCTTGACGACATCTCGACTGAAGGCGATTACACCGGCATCCTGCACAGCCTGTCGATTCACGAGGGCGCGTTGTCCTCGCTTCAACTTCTGCAGGATGAATATCAACATCTCTACTGGCTCGACCGACAGCTTGCATGGGGTCTGTATCACCGTCTGATTACCGAAGAGACTTGTCAGCTCCTCATGTTCCCCGGTTCTCACGCGACGGATTTCACGGACTACTCGCGGAACCTACACCCAGGGACACCGACCAACGTCACGAACCTGGGCCCGAACGGATGTATATTCCCGCAAGCAGACAGCCGGATCACGGTTGCGAATACCACGGGAATAGGATCGGAACCGTTCAAGTCCGTTCAGGGGACGCTCGTTTTTTACGGTCGCTTCTTTACCTCTGAAGTTCCCGGTATGCTCGCGGATAAGGGGACCGGGCTCGAGTTCAGGACGGACGGCAACAATCTTGACTTCATGGGCTCCACGATTGCTCACACGTTCGACGATAATACGCAGATCGCAGTCGTCTGGAAAAAAGGATACAAGCCTCGGTTTTTCGTGGATGGATTTCTCATCGGTGAGGGGAACGCGATTGTCAACCCCTCGGATGCTGGCTCGGATGACCTCATCATTGGGAACAACAACGCCGCTGACAACCCGACGCCGTATGCACTGAATCAAGTTTACTTCGGCACAGACCCGTTGACCGACGATGAAATTTACGCGATGTGGAGCGACCGCCGGTCGATTGACTACACGCCGATTCCGACGTTCAGGGCGTTCTCGCAGCCTTCAGGTGTGGGGAATCTGAATCCGAATCTGGCGATCAACGGCGTCACGAAGACTCCTGCTCTCAGGTACAAACTTGGGGATGCGGACGCAGTAGGTCTCCCCCCCTGGACCTATGGCGTTGCACTTGAGCCACAAGGTTCAGGGGGAACATATAACACAGGCTCTCCTTGTTTGGGTTCCAATGATGATTCATACGATGTTGAGGGAACAAGATGGTATGATAGCGGAGTAGACACTACAGCTGGAGACATAACTACTGAAGACATAGTTGTCGAACTGCTCTTTCGAGCTGGATCGGACGGCGGCAATGCTCCCATTGTATTAAACAAGAGATTCGGCGGATCGGGTAATGGGTGGCGTCTAGATTTGCGAACGGTTGAAAATCTGAGCCTTCTTTTAGACTCTGGTGGACAAGCCCAGGTAATAACCAACAGTCTGACTATAGGTTGTTGGTATCACGCAATAATTTTTGTTAATAGGGATGAAGCTTCCGCCAACGGTGCCCAGTGGTACTTGAACGGAGTAGCAGACGGAGCTGGAGTGAATATGTCTGCAATAGCAGGCAGCATTACCAACAACGTGGAATTACAACTTGGTGGCGAACTTGGCGGGAATATTTACCTTAGCAAAATTGCATATATAGCCATGTGGAAACAAGCCGCATGGATGCAAGCAGGCGCAGCGGGACCTGCAGAATGGGCCACCATCGCCGCTGAACGCTTCGCCAAGTTCTCCGGCATGTACCCACAACAGGCAGTCGGAACGGCCCTCGCATCGGTGAAAACCCGTGCCTATCCCGCGTATCTCGACAAGATGGAAAGCGGCGTCAGCAAGCTGTATCACGTCGGAGCCGAATGGTTGAGGATGTGCAGCCGGGATGATTCCGGCGCGGAGAACGTGCAGGGGTATCTGCCCGAGCCGCAGGTTGAAAATCTGATTGACGAGTGCGAGGATTTCAGCGCGTGGACGAAACTCGACGCGGGCGACACGGTTACAGATGACGCAGCGGTGTGTCCCGATGGCAGAACGGCGGCGGCTTCGTTGGTTGCGGACTCGACGAGCGGGGGGCATGGAGTCAAGAGAAACACCGCAGCACTCACAGCAGACACGTATACATTTAGTATATTTGCTCGACCGGGGGATTTTGATTGGATCTTTTTTTGGAATAATACCATCGCTAATTGTCATTGTTATTTTGACATCGCCAACGGAGCAGTAGGAACACCCGGGGCGGCAATAACAGGGTATATCGAAGGCCCATTTTTCGGCGATTATTTCCGTTGTTGTATTGTTTTTACTGGCACGGTGGGTGCTCACGACTTGCGAATATATTCTGCCGTTGCTGATGGAGACGCCACCATCGCAGGCGACGGCGGCACAGTAAACACCTACCTCTGGGGCGCTCAGTGCGAGAAAAACGATTACATGTCCAGCCTTGTGTACACTAACGGCGCGACGGCGATTCGGTTGAAAGATCAACTTCGGTTCGTGGGGGACGATGGGAATGTTACGAATAATCGGCGCGGGACGTTGGCGATGGATGTGCTGTATTCTGATTATGACAATGTAGACTTAAGGTATTTCTGGTCTATCAATGATGGTGGGGGAGCAGCGGATCGCATAAATGCAGTTATGGCGAATGACCTATACAGCGCCGCAACACGAGCCACTGTCGGAAATATAGGCACAAGCAATCCAGCAGGTGATGTTGCAGACGGGGCTATTCATCAACTCAGATGTCAGTGGGCAATTGATGATTTTGTAGCCAGTCGTGATGGTGTAGACGGTGCAACGGATACTGATTGCGGTGTTCCTAATGATCTGGACCAGGTCGACATTGGGACAAGTAGGGTCCAAACTGCACAAGCTCAATGCCTCATCCAAAACCTGCGAATATTTTCAGAGCCTACCACCGAGGATTAGACTGTGAAGATCTGCAACAAATGTAAGGAGCCCCTGGCCCTCGACTGCTTTGACGGGTGCAAGACAGCGCCGGATGGACTTCAATACACTTGCAAGACTTGCTCAAAAGCACAAAAGGCAAGTTGGTATCAGAAGAATAGGTGCAGGATATTGGCGCAGGCCAAGAATGCACGCGCAGAAGATCCGTGCGGGATAAGAGCGGCGCGAGCCGCATATCGTAACGCGAACATGGGGCGTGCCCGGGAATATTCAAGGGAATACTACAGGAAGCACGCTGAAAAGGTAAAGCGTTCCGCGAAAAAGTACCGAGACAAAAATCCAGCAATAGCAACCGCAGCACAGAAAAGGTGGCGGAAAATCAATCCTGAAAAAATAAGAGAGTACAGTCGCAAGCGTCGTGCCAACAAAAGCAGCGTAACCGTTGGCCCTGTTGATGAGGCGGCGATTTACGAGCTTTGCGGCAACCGTTGTGCATACTGCGGCAGTACCAAAAGACTCGAACTGGATCATATCGTTGCACTCGCGGCGGGTGGCCCTCACTGTGAAAGCAACCTCTTGGTTGCGTGCCGAACCTGCAATTCGAGCAAGGGTACTAAGCCCGTGGCCGAGTGGTTAGCGACCCGCCCGATGACGAAAACAGCAGCATAAATAGGAGAACAAAATGCCACGCAAAGATGGAACAGGACCAAGCGGCAAAGGACCGAAAACAGGACGCGGCAAAGGCGGCTGCAAATAGGAGATCATCATGCCCGGAATAAATCGAACCGAATATGACGATTGTGGAATCGGCCTCGGCGAAACAATCGCGTTGACCACGACAGCCCACGAGATGAAAAAGCTCACCGAGTGGTTTATCGTCTTCACGGCGGGCGCGGCTCCCACAACGAGCGAAAACCTTCTCGTAATCGTGGACCGTTCTGCGAGCGGCGGGCATGACTCGATCATCTTCGACGAGGACTTGAGCACCTACGGCGGCGGGGTGATTGATTTCCAGTGGAATGAGGAGCCGATCTCGCTCGGTATCACGGACCAACTCAAAGCAACCTACGCGAACACCGACGACTTGGCGATCGATTTCGGCGCCACGATGGAGCTGTAGTCATGAGTACACTAAACGGAAAACCGGTTACTCTCGGCGATAAAGTCATCGCGGGGGATCAGGAAGTGCTCGGCGATTTAAGCATCGGCGGGGACTTCATCACTAAACGGCATTTTTTCAACGAAAATTTCCTGTGGACTTCTGGTATTTACGGCTCCGTTTGGGATCTGACCAACGTAACCGGGGCGGGAACAAATGCGATGAAGGCGGGGGCGGGCGCGGGCGGTGTGACGCTGTTGACATCGGGTGCAGCCGGAGCGGGGGATTATGAATGCACGCAGACACACGACGATTATTTCAGCCGTGTGATTCAGCCTACTGTCGATTGCCACATGACACTCGATACTGACCTCACGGGCAAAGAGGTATTCTTCGGCCTGTCCGATAACCCGATGGTTGAGGACGGCGATTATGTGATCTTCATGTTCGATTTCAGCAATGACAACGTGAACTGGTGGCACAGTAGCAGCGGCGGAACAGATGCCACTCTCGCTGTCGGCCCGACCGCCGGCACGAAACAAAAGCTGAGAATCAAACTAGACGCCGCAGGACAAGCCAAGTTCTATATCGACGGGACGCTCGTCGCCACGGTAGCGGGCGCAGTCGCCAACGACCACGGGGATCTGTTCCTATTCTACGGCGTTCAGACCGAGGCGGCACAGGCAGAAATAATCGAAGTGGATCACGTTTACGCGCAGTGGGATTAGATGTTTCAAATTCAATACAACTACGACTCGAACCCACTGCGGATCGAGTTCCCTGTCGAGTGGGATGGAAAGCTCATCTCGGAGCTGGACATCGGGATCAAGGATATGGCGGGGACGGCGCTGCTTGCCCCGGATTCCGCGACGCTGTACACGCAGACCACCCTTGACGCAGATGTGGCCGCCTACCTGGATACCATCACGCTCGCAGTCGGCGCCACGGCTCTGTCAATCGGAGATCCGATCCTGATATGCGGAGTCGCGGGCGATGAAGTGCGCCGGGTGAAGGCTTACGATGCCGCAACCCGCGAGGTGCTTCTGACCGCCATTCTGGACTATGCCCACGACGCGACAGAGAAGGTCTACGGCCTGTTCGGTACGTACACCCTGGACACTACCACCGTCGCCACCTGGACGCTTGCGCTGCCCGTTGTGCTCACCTGGGAACCGACAGGAACAGGCCAGGCGATCACAGAGATGGCGCGGGTGTCGAAATCCACCCTGGACATCGAGGGATTACGCAGTCGATTCGCTGACAAGTTCCCCCGGGCTCACAATGCTTTCACCGAACCCGTCGACAGATTTGCGAGGATAGCACAGGAAGCCGAGGGCGAGGTTGAACTGGAGATGCTCTCGAACCGCCTGGACATCCAGAGGATCGTCGACCAGGACATTATTGCCCCGGCGATCATGGCAAAGATGGCCTGGTATTGGGTCTTGCAATCTGATGACGACATGAAGGAAGAGCGCGAGGTCATAGCGAACGAGTACGAGAAACAAATCGGCATCGTGATCAACCTGCCACTCTGGCAGGACGCCAACCAAGACGGCGTAGAAGACGACGGCGAAACCACAAGTCACGAGCACATCTTTGAAAGGGGCTGGTAATGATCATTGCAGCGAAAAAAGAACTACGGATCAGCGGCATCAAAATCAAGGCGGGCCGGTTCAACTATCCGCAGATCAATTACAAGGAAAAAGCAACCGCCGACCAGCTCAAGGTGCTGCGCGATGACATGAACATGATCAAGTTCAGCGAGATCCTGTACATGGACGAAGGCGGCAAGGTGAAAAAGAATGCTTCGAGAACTGGAAAAAAGGCTGCGAAGTCTGGCAAAAAAGGAAGTGCAGATAGCGGCAGCGGGGACGTATCCGGTAAAAAGAAAGACTAAGGTTCAGGACGTTGCGATGTACCAGAACGACGGAACCGAGCGCGGAATAAAGCCGAGCCGGTTTGTCGAGCGGGCAGAAAAGAAAGCCCGCGGCTGGTCCAGTGAAATCGCCGACGCTGTAGGCAAGTATCTTTTTGATGGAGATCCGACCGCGCTGCTCCGGCTCGGGGTGAAGATCGCTGACGACATCACGGTTATGATTGACAGGATAGACACCCGGCGGCTCAAAGGCTCCATGAAGGTAACGATCAAGTGAACCCGCACAAGACAGTGAAGCTCTGGATCCTCGCCTGCGGTAAGCAGTACGGGATCGAGAAAGCGTTTGAATACATCTGGCCTGATGCCAGCTCACGCCCCGAGATAATGTACTGCACTTACCAGTTTGTCAGCGGAGTGCCGACGCAAGAGGGCCAGGGGGATATGTCGGCGAAGGTCTACAGTGACGACGACCGGGCGCGAGGGACGATCGCCTGTGCAGGGCTTCCGGTAGCCGATGAGACGTTCATTCTTGGCGCGACAACCATCACGGCGAAAGCTGACGGATCGGGAGACGTTGACCATTTCACCATCGGCTCCGATGCCGCTGCAACGATTGAAAATATCAATGCCACCCTGGCTGAATGCTCAGAAAAGGCGAATATCAACGCTTGGGCCATCACGGGCGGCGTGCTGGTTGAATGGAAAGATCCGGGGCTTGTCGGCAACGCTATCCCGTTCTCCGAGTCTCTGACCAATTGCTCCATGGACGGCGGCGGATTCCTCGGCGGTACTCGCGCAGGGACGGACAGCCACGACATTGAACGGCGGGGATACCAGGCGCATTCTCAGACCGTCCAGATCGATATGTACAACAGTGAGGACGGGCTTTATGAGCTGGAAGCGTTCGGCGTTGCGGCACATCACAGTCCTGACATCAGGCAGATATTCGACACGAATGGATGCGCGTTCGGACACGTCCTTTCCGTCACCAATATGACCGAGTTCGATAACGACGCCGACATCAGGTTTCACCATCGAATGATCTGCACCTTCACCGAAAACGTGGACATCTCATTGACTGAGATCAACGCAATAGTCGACAGCATCCCGACCGACATCGATACGATAACCCATCCGGCCTAGCCCGGAAAAACGGAGGAAAACATGGCCGGTATATCAGATTTTTCGAGTGTAACAATCAACCTCACACGAACCCCTGCGGCGGCGGTCAACTTCGGCGTCGCCATGCTCCTGGTCGATCACGCGGACATCCCGCCGGATATTCGCTATCGGTCCATGACGCGGGCGACCTATCAGGCGCTCGTCACGGCAGACACGGCGCACGATCTCTGGATGGATGACTTATGGGGTCAGACCTTGAACCCCGACGAGTTGTACCTTGCGAGATGGTGTTCAGCGGCAACTCTGGCCTATTTGGTCTGCCCGAACGCGACAACCGACGTGGCGGCATGGGCGGCACTCGCAGCGACCGCACAGCTCAAGATTCACGAGGGCGTAGCGAACGAAGACATCGCCCCGGACTTCACAGGCGACACCTCCATGGCCGACGTATGTGCGACGATCCAGGCGGCGATGCTCGCAGGACCGGGGATGACGGCGGCATATACCTGCTCGCTCGACATCCTTGGCAGGGTGACGATCCACTCGGACCTCTCAGGCTCGGGCTCCGATGAGGTGTCCATCGATACACCCGCCGGCGGCGTCGACCTGTCACTTCCCGCATGGCTCGGCGGGGCAACAACGATCTTCCAGGATGGCTGCGACATCGAAACTCTGGCCGAATCGATGAACCTCGTCCTCGCGGTGGACAACACCCCGTTCATCATGTGCGAGATCGGCGGGTCCATCGCTCAGAAGGTCGCCTTCTCGACTGCCGTCAATGCCCTGGACAAGATCTTTCTGTGCGTGTCGAATGATACCGACTGCAAGAGCGGCGGATCGACAACCGACGTGGCGTATCTCATCCATGCGAATGACGACCAGCAGACCCATCTCGAATACACCGAGCACACGGCAGACAACCCCGACGCCTGCATCTGCGGCGAGATCATGCCGTACACGGAAGCGCGGAGGAGCTTCGCCTTGTGGCCCATGCTGGAGCTGCACATGTCCGGCTTGCGGGTATCGGATGGTGAGGCCATACAGCTGACAGTCGCCGAGGAGGTCGCACTCGCCGCAAAGGGCTGTGACTACCTTGTCGCCCCTCGCGGCCTGGAGCACTTTGCCACGGGGCTGGCAGCGGGTGGAAACGAAATGCGGATCATGATCGGCAAGTTCTACTGCGAGGCGATGATCACAGAAGAGGTCTATGCGTACATGCTCGCCCAGGATGTCGTGACGTTCTCGGACGACGACATTCTCGCAGTACAGTCGATCATGGAGAAGTGGCTCGACGAGATGGTCATCAGGAAGGTTCTCGAGGCCGACTACACCATCGACATGCCGAGCGCCGCAGACTTCAGCGCCGCAACGAAGGCCACGCACATCATGGACCTGACAAACGTAGCCAATGCCGACGCGCAAATCACGGTCAATCAGATAAACATCACCCTTTCGTGGGCGATCTAAGGAGGACGACATGGGTGGATATAAAGACAAAAAGAATTTCAAGCCTCACGATCTGAACAACCTCACAGTCACACTCAACGGCGAGTTCACAGCCAGCGGGATCGATTCGATTTCTGCGGAGTATGATGACGATCATTTCTCCATTCAGACGGTCGCGGATGGCACGGGGGTCCCCGTGAAGGACCCGAGCAGGAAAGGGACCGTCACCCTGGCAATTCTGGAAGCCGATCCGACAAATACGAAGCTCTGGGAGCTGTATCAGGCATGTGTGGACAGCAATACAGGCTTCTCCATCTCAGCGAAAGACAGCAACGCGCCCGAGTTCAACATCGCAGAAACCTTCTGCTACATTCAGAAGCCGCCAGCGATGGGGCGCAGCGCCGAAGCCGCAGTCCTCGAATGGATCATCGTCGCGGTATACCTGAAAATCAAGGGCGGCGGTTACGCGCTCCAAGACGTCTAGTCCTTAGATGTCCTCGGCAATCGCAAAGCTGCTCGGGGCATTCTCGGGCGCGAAGATTGACTACGTTCCCTACAGCATGGATGACGTGGTGATCATGTACGGCATTCCACCGTTCAAGGTGGGAAGCGTTGATTACGTTTTCGCGCAGCACGCCAACGCCGAGGCCCGTCTGGTAATGGGGCTCAACGCCGAGGGCGTATTCGTCAACAATAAAAACAAGTCGGGGATTATCGAGTTCGGATTGCTGAACGGAAGCCTGTCCGGTGGCGCGATCCAGGTTGCGAACATGACAGGGATCCCTTTTCCCGTAGCCATCACGGACAAGTCATCCAAGGGAACGAGCACCGTTCTAGGCTCTGCCTGCAGGATGATTGCAACCCCCGGTTGGCGTCGGGCACTGTTCCCCGGCTTGACGATTTACACGCTTCACACACCCCGCCTGCTCATCTCGCAGGGGGTAAGACTACCGGCCTCATAAGGAGGGCAACATGAAAGAAGTTGAAGGGACCAGCCTGCTCGGGGGAGAAGCCAGGAAGTATGCATTCAAACTGATGAACGCGAAAACAGGGACGCGACTTTTTCACGAGTACATTTCCCTGGTCGTCAAGGCTCTGCCGCTTCTTGGAAAGTTCCTGAGTGCAAGCGATGAAAAGAAGGGTAAGGATGATGTTGATCTCAAGCAGATCTCCGAACTTGTTTCCATTCTGCCGCAGATCCTTACCTGGGAGCGCGTTGAAGAGCTGGCGCGAGAAATGCTCGCCGGCCACAAGGCAACTATCGGCGGCACTGTGCATGAAGCCGACGAGACAGGTTTCCACGACGGCATCACTGGCGATCCCCTCGAACTCTACACCGCTATTTTCTACGCGATCACCGCGAACTATCCGAAGTACATCGACCCTTTACTGACAGCCCTGGAGGACGAGGGCGATTCCTCCCAAGACCAAGGGGACGAAACAGAAGCCCCGACATCGAGCACTCGTTAACCCTCACAGACCTGGAGATCCTGACCGTTGCGAAATGGTGGGAGGTCGACCCTGATGTTGTAGAGCGTTGGACGATGCCGGATTTCACCGACCGTCAAGAGTATATGTACATTCAGTTTGAACTCGACCGGGATCCTGATGAAGACGACCGACCTTTGTGGCGCGGTCCAGAAAGCTAACCAATGGCCGACCACGAAAAAGTCTATTCGATAAAATTCGATGTGACCAAATCGCTCGCGGCCCTCGGTAAATTCAACAAGAGGCTGGAGAAGACTGAAGTCCTGGTCAAGCGGATCCGCAAGGCGGCGGGGCCGATGTTCCGCAGCATGTCACGGGGATACAAGAAGCTCGGAAAGTCCATCGATCAGGTTGATCGCAAGACCAAGAAGCTCGGCAAGTCGGCGATAAATACCAGCAAGCAGATCCAGAAGGCGGCGAAGAAAAGTAAGCGAGCGTTCGACGGTATCGGCAAGAGGGCGTCGGCGCTCGGGTCTACCATGACTCGGCGTGTGACCTTGCCCCTCGCCATTGCTGGCGTGGCGTCGCTGAAGTTTGCGCGAGACTTCAACCGTGGCTTGGCGAATGTTCACACGCTTTTAGACGGTGGTATCGATAGAATCGAGGGATTAAAAAAGGGTGTGATGGCGCTCTCCGCCGACGTGGGAAAACCGCTCGGAGATCTGACAGACGGATTGTATCAGGTCATCTCCGCGCTCGGTGATACCGACGAAAGCATGGGGCAACTTGAGGTCGCAGCGCGGGGCGCAGTTGCCGGTGTAGCCTCGACAGAGGAATCCATCAGCCTCTTGTCCGGCGTGATGAATGCCTACAACGAGACAAGCGTCAAGCAGATGGAGACGACTAGCGACCTTGCGTTCATGGCGGTCAAGCTCGGCGTAACCACGTATCCGAAGTTGGCGGCATCGATGGGCAGAGTGACGCCGCTTGCTGCAGCGATGGGAACCTCTCAGGCCGAGTTGTTCGCAACGATGGCGACGGGAACGAAGGTCGGGACTGAAACCGCCGAAGTCGCAACTCAGATAGCATCCGTCTATAGCGCGATGTTGAAGCCGACAGACGCGCTGAAAAAGACCGTCAAGAAGCTCGGCTTCGAGTCCGCTAATGCGATGATGAAAGAGAAGGGATTCAGGGGAACCCTGATCGCCCTCAATGAAGCGGTAGACGGAAACGAAGAGAAGATGGCCGCGATGCTCAAGCGCAAAGAGGCCATGTTGATCGCAACGGTTCTGCTCGGCGGTCAGTCTGAAAATTACACCGAGATACTCGGCAAAATGGAGAAGGCCACCGGGTCGACCGATGAAGCCTACCGGCGCCAGACCGAGGGGATCAATAAGCAGGGCCACGAGTGGGAGAAGACGAAGCAGAAAATGGTCGGTTTCGGGGTTCGCATTGGCGACAAGCTGCTTCCGGTTCTCGGCAAGTTGTTTACAGCCATCGAGCCCATCCTCGAAAAGCTCGAAAAGATGGACCCGGCAACCCTGGAATGGGGGCTCAAGATCGCGGGCTTCTTGGCGATTCTCGGACCCGGCCTGAAAGTCTTTGGCGGGCTTGCCACGGTCGTTGAAACGATAGTAAGATCGTCGCGGGGGCTGCTGAATTTTTTCTCAAAAAATACGGCCGCAGCGGGAAAGCTATCGAGCAAGGTTGGCACGCTCGGCGGAAAATTGAATTCACTCGCGGGATCAATCGGAGCTATCGCGGTAGCTGCGGCGGTTGGTGCCGCGATAGGAACCGTCGTCTCGGAAACCATCGTAAAGCCCGAGATGGAGAAAAAAGCCAAGCGCGAGGATGTAGAAGAGAACGTTGTCCGACGCGCCAAAGAAGCGGTCAAGCACGGGTCCGCCGCAGAGAAGGAAGCGGCCAAGGTTGCATTGTTGCAGCATTACGGCAAGAAAAAAGAGCAGGGGCAAAGAGCCTTCCAGATAGCCGACCCGATGGAAATGCTGGCGAGTAAAATAATGGGGGTGGAAAGTCCAGCAGAGAAACAAAAAAGGTTATTGAAAGAGGGTGCGTTTGCGGTCAAGCAACTATCCCATCAGCAACGGCAAGGGGCGGGGATGACGAATAACATCACGGTCAACGCCCCCGGTGGCGATCCCAAAGTGATTGCAAAAGAGGTCGAGAAGTCCATGGGTAAAGCATTGCGACGGGGCGCGCAGGGTATCGGAGCGGGTGAGCAATGAGCATAGCGGGAAATCTTGCAAGCGCCGCAGCGTCCCTCCTCGGAGGGATGGAGGACGCGAAGATCGGCGACCTGACTTTGTCCGCGCTGATGGCCCTGGAGGGAAGCGACCCGCTGGACGTGACTCGAAAGCCCGTCGACAAGGGCTTTGTCATGACGGATGCGGCGGTAGCCTTGCCGAAGGATCGAACACTCGAGATCTGCCTTGCCGATCCCTGCTTCTCACCCGAGGCACTTATTCAGGCCGCGCTTTCGGGCGATGCCGCTTCCCTGACCCAGACGTGGCGCGAGAAAAAAGACCTCCTCTACAAGATGAAGGATGATCGGGAACTCGTGACAGTGCAGACTCACGAGGAAGTTTTGCCATCCATGATGATTCAAGACATCATCCCCCACTACGATGTCAATGAAAATATGGACGCCTTTTTCGCTACGGTGTTTGTGATGGAGATCCGAGTTGTAGAGGGTAGCGCAGCCGGCGGGCTTCTCGACCAAGCTCTCGACGCGGTAGGTGGACTGTGAGCACCGTTAAAATCAGCGTCCGCGATAACCCCTACTACCGAGGGACCAAGGCGCTCGACGGGAACACGTACACGCTCACGGTGCGCTGGAATACGTATACGGAAAAATGGATCATGGACCTGGAAGGCGCGACAAATGACGTGGCGATCATGGGCATTGCCCTCGTCGGCGGGAAAGACCTTCTCGCGCCGTTCGGATACAGAGAACTCGGTGAGCTATGGGTCATGGACAATTCCGGGGCTGATGAGGATCCGAACTTTGCCGACATGGGCGGGCGGTTCACACTCGAATATACGCCGGTAGGTTGAGCCATGACACGGATCATTAATCCGCGTACAGAGATCAGAATCCTCGGCATCGACGAACTGATCATCTCAAAGGCCACACCGAGCACGGACGAGTATCTTTATATTGACCATGACATCCGAAAGGACTTCGACGACGAGCCGAACGAGGCCGAGCTGGTAATTTACAACCTGGCTGAGAGCACGCGAAAACGGATCAGCGATTTTGCAAACCAGGCGGCGCCCGTCGAGATCTTCCTGACTCCAAGCGGTGTTGATGAACTGGTACGAGCATTCAAGGGTGAGATTGATTGGGCGGGCCATCGCTCGCAGCGCCCTGGATACGAAACGCGGATCTCGTGCACCTCCCAGAAGGAACAGCACCGGTCAATTTTCATCAATCAGAAGACCTTCGCCGCGGGAACTCCCGCCGCCGACATCATCACTTTTCTGATCAATGAAATCGGGATGCCGAGCGAAACGGTTATGCCGTTGCCGCTCATTCCGATACTCAGAGCAGAGTCATTTACTGGTCCCGCGTTCCCCCTGCTGCGTCGATACGTCCAGTACATGGGGCTCCACTGTTTCATCACGGACGGCGTTCTCAAGATAGCCAGTGTTCACGCGCCGCAAAATCCGATGGTATATCCACTGGCAAAGCGGCTCATGCTCGAGGATCCAGAGGAGACAACACGGATCGATCTGGAAGATGTCGAGCTGAAAGTCAACGCGGAGTTTTCCAAGAAGGATCCGAAGGCGGCACGGCGGCGAAAACGCAAGACCAAGAAATCGAAGATCGTCGGGAAATCTGACTATGTCGAATATGAGGCGATGGACAAGACCATTCACGGGATCAATATCGAGATACTTTGCCAGCCTGACCGACAGCCGGACGATGCGGTGAACCTTCCCGAGTATCCCGCGCTCGCCTCTCGGCTGTTCCGAATTCGTGACGTGCATCATTTCGGGGACAACTACGCAGGCAACCGGACATCGACTTTCAACTGTGACGAATACGAGGGAAGCCTCGCAGATCTGGTGATGGGAATATGAGCCTATTCAGAGACATCGCGTATGCCGTCAAGCGACTGCTCGGGGTAGAACTCGCCGTCGTGCACACGCACATTCCCTGCCAGGTGATTTCATACGATCCCGTCACGAATACCTGCGAGCTGCAGCCGTGTCTTATGAGGATGAGGGCAGACGATCCGAACAATTTCGAGGAGGTGCAGCTGCCCGTTTTAAAGGACGTGCCAGTTCAGCAACTCGGGAGCGGTGATCTGTTCCTGTCCGTGGCGCCGACAGTGACACGCGGAGTTGGTTCCTATGGCGATCTTCATGTACAGGAGCGCAGTATCGCCAATTGGGTTCTACAGGGCGGTGTCGTGGCTCCAGGGACGGCTCGCAAGTTCGACCTGGCTGACGGGTTTTTCGTGCCGTCCATCTCTTTGTGCGTGCCAGATCTGCACACGGGGCCGATACTGACCGATAGGATTGCGCTCAGAAACAAAGCCGGTACCACATATGTTGCGGTTCTGGATAACGAGACGGTGGAGTTGTCCAACCCGTTCGGAAAAATTACGATAGATATTGCCGGTCTGATAGTAGTGAATAGCTCGGCAGATGCCGCTGCGCTGGCATCGAAGGTTGATTTGCTCTGGTCAACCCTCTACACGCTTTTGACAACATGGACGCCGGCGCCGCCTGATGGTGGGTTGGCGTTCAAGACTGCAGCCATCGCAGCTTTCCCAATACCGCCGACTTCTGTTGCCTCAACAAAATTGAAAGTAGACGCCTGATGCGCGGTGTAAAACTCACCAAGACCGACGCCGGATGCTACGACCTGGATCTTCAGGCCGGCAAGTTCGTCATGTGCGAAGACGGAACTGCCGCGGCGAGCCACTGCGCAACTCGGCTTCAAATATACAAGGGTGAATATAACCTTGGCGGGAAGCTCACGAACAAGGACGACCTCGGGGTTGATTGGTACGGAATTATTTTCAACGTTGCCATGGGAGAAGCGGAGAAAACTTTCGAGCTTCGCAAGGCCATCCTGGGAACCCCGGGCGTGCTCAGTATCATAAAATTCGAGTGGTCGCAGTCCGGGCGGGTCGTAGCCATCACAGGATCCGTCAATACCGAGTGGGGCGTGATAGACATCAGCCAGGAGATAGAACAGTTGTGACATCATCATACGACAGCACGGGAATCGTACTCGACCGCTATGCCGATATTGTCGCCCGCCTGAAAGAGCTTTCCGTGGCTAAATGGGGCGCGTCCATCAATACCGAAGAGGACGAATTCCTCGGTCACGTCATCAGGAACACCGCCCTTGTACAATCCGAACTGAACGAGATAGTTCAATCTATCTATGATGCGATCAGCGTAGCCAACGCGACAGGGACGCCCCTGGACAACCTCGTGGCCCTCATCGGCCTGCTGCGGCTCTCAGAGGCATTCTCGACCGTGACCATGACCTTGACGGCTGACATTGCCACGACGGTTCCCGTGGGCTCGAGATACGGAACAAGCGCCGGGGTGGTCTTCGCCACGGATGAGGAGCTCGTATTCGCCGGCGCCGGAGACCTGGACGTTGAGGCCACCTGTACAATAGTCGGGGCGAACAATGCAGGGATCGGCGATGTGATTGAGATCCTGACGCCGGTCCACGGTATCAGCGCGGCGACCAATGCAGCAGCGGCGATCCCCGGTCGGCTCCGAGAGACAGATCCGCAGCTCAAGACACGTCACACGTCCGCTGTCGCTACTTCGGGTGAGGATGACCTGGCATCCGTCTTTGAGGCTGTCTCGGCTGTAGACGGTGTTTCTGCTGTCTACACAAACGAAAATGACACGAACGAGACTGTTGACGGGGTGGACGCTCATAATATCCATGTTTCCGTTATCGGCGGAACTGATGACGACGTGGCCGAGGCCATCTCTCACAATAAGACATCCGGAGTTCCGACGCACGGGGCCCAGACCGTCGCGGTGTACAGCGAAGTCACGAGCCAGGCGAAAGATATTCACTTTGACAGGGCGGTCGATGTCCCCGTCTTCGTGTCCGTGGAGGTGACGGTTGTGGCGGGAGTCTACCCCGAGGATGGGGGCGCGGCGATAAAGGCCGCGCTTGTGGCATCTTTTACCGACAAGAGGATCGCTGCCAATGTCGTTTTCACTGAACTTTACGCACCGATTTACTCTGTCCCCGGGCATTCTGTCGCAGACCTGCAGCTCGGCCTGGTACATCCCGCCCTCGGCACTTCCGATCTCACCATGACCACCCTGCAGCGGGCGACTCTGCCGCTCGCAAATATCACGATCAAGGAAAGTTAGAATGACCATCTCGGCAGATTTCAAGGACCGGGTTTTCAAGCAGTTCAAGGACTCGCCGCACATCGTTGCGCTGTTCGAGATCATCGCGGATCCGATGCAGGACTTGTCGGATGTGGCCGACTACATCCTGGCACACTTGAGCATTGACGATTCTGAAGGGCTGGCCCTGGACATGCTCGGCGAACTGATCGGCGTGAACCGTCCCCCGATGCAGGAGCCAAACATCTTCACGTTGCGGCGCCCCGGGGATACGTCTGACCCTGATAATGATACCGGCTTTGGGAATGACGATGATCCAGCACTGTCGACCGGCGGCTATCTGGGAACCTGCCAAGGTCTCGCACTCGTCTCAGATCCTGACGCAGAGATGGCCGACGAAGATTACCGCTTTCTCTTGCGCCAGAAGGCGGCGAGCTTCCGATCCAAGTTCACCCGCGAGAACATCTATCTTTACCTGATCGAGTTCGGTTCGCGCTGCGTGATTGACGATGATACCGTGCTTGACGTGGAGTACGATCCCGTCACCTACTACGACCTGAACGCCTTTCAAAAGTTCTACGTCCTGTCTCGGGGATTCAAACCGGGCGGGGTCAGTACTGACTTCCGCGACATGATGCGGCATGGAGATTCAATATGAGTCTGATCAGAAAACTTCTCAATATCTGGGCCAACTCGGGAACACTCGAAAGCCCGGAGCCGGACGCGGACAAGATCGATCTCGGCTATGTCGGCCGCGAACGCCCGTACATCGATCGCCTGAACTGGCTGGTAAACCGCGCCGAGAAAAAGCTCAATGACCTGCTCATTCAGGGCGTGTCGTCTGCCCACGATGAAGCGACTGAAGCGGAAGTGCAATCAATGATCGAAACGGGACTCTGGAGTGATTCGTGGGGATGCACGGATGACGACGCGAACATTATCAGCGGCGGGGCGACAAAACAATATCGAGATGTCGTTACATATTTTAATGCCGATGGCGACGCACGGCTTCTGGTTGCGGATACATCGTTGATGAAAATCGAGATGTGGGATCCGAGGGCGAAGACACTAACGGATACTTCTCACGATCTCTGCGATGATCTGCCCGTTGGGGTTGTTGCGGCAACATCGGACTTTCAATGTCTCTGCACGGATGGGACATGGGTATATGCCGTGGTGAAAGATACCGTGCCGGCCCCTGACGAGTACTACATTCAAGCCTGGAAGATCTCCGACTGGTCCGTTAATGTGGGCTGGCCCGCCACCGGAACCCAATTGACCCCGACCGGAACCGGGAAATTTTTCAAGGCCATCATTGCCAGTGCCGACAGGATTGCGGTTATCAACAACGCGACGACCATCACGGCGGCAGGCGACCCGGCAATCGAGATCATCGACATGGATGACGGGGTGATCCTTGCAGACGGGGCGGGGGATGCACCAATAGCCATTACCGCCCTCGCCGATCCTGTCATCGCATCGGACGGGACGAACCTTTTCTTCGGCGCTTACGGATCCACAAACCTGCTCTGGCTGTGCAGCGCGACGATTGCCGATCCGACCGTGGGGTGTGGCGGTACAGATTGGGGCGTGGCGACAAACTATAACGCCCACATCGGCGCGATGGTTTCCATGGACGAAAAGATCGTGAGCTTTCTAAATTGGGGCGCGCAGGCATACGGCAACCAAGTTATCCTGACTCACACCGCCGACGATGCCATCATGGATATTATCCTGCTCGGACAGGACGCACAGGCGGGCCCGTTGACTGCCGACGAATACATATACCGGGAATGCACCGACGCGGTTTTCGACGGTGTCAACATATGGATTTTCGTCGACATCGATAACCTGTCAGCCAGCATTTCCGGGGGCTTCGTGAAAATCGACGCTGCGAAGTTGAGCTTTAATATAATTGTGGACAAGTATCGAATCATTGACGACTTGGAGCCATCATTGTTCATGGTAATGCCGAAGACCGATCTTAGCCTTGGTGAGCCTCAAATGGGGCTCACGTTCGACGGGCGGGACATATGGGGGATCGCTCAACAGTCAGCATCATCAACCAACAGCGGCAAGATTGCCCGCCTTCCACTCGCACTCATTCGCAGTTAGGAGATCACCATGGGAGAACTCGGAGAACTGCACGAGAAAATCAACACGGTCGATAAGAATGTGGTGAAGATACAGACCACCCTCGACCTGTCACTGCCTAAGCTCGCCACGGATGAATCGGTAGAACTCGCCATCGCAAATCATTCTGCAGACTGTAAAGGAACAAAGAGATCCCTGACGCCCGCCCGCAGTTCATCAGCGAAGAAAATAGCCGCACTGATCACCGCTACGGCGGCCCTCACATCGGCGGTGCTATTGGTGTTGCAATTTCTGTTTGGGGGTTGAACTACTCGACCACAACTACGCGATAGGGATCGCCCGAGCCGCCATTGAAATAGATCTTGAGCGAGCCATCATCCTGCACGGACATCGCCGCAGAATACCAGCCCACCCCGAACATATACGCTGTCGGACTGTCACTGTATCCCCACGCCTGGATCGATGGTAGGTTAGATATATCCAAGGCCAGATAAAGCGTCGCCTCTGAAGACGAGTTGAACGTGCCAGAGTAAACCGTCCGCGTGCCGGGTCCGTCCAAGCCATCGGATCCATTCTGCCCGTCCTCGCCATTCTGCCCGTCGTCTCCATCCACGCCCGAATCCCCGTCAACTCCGTCCTGCCCATCACCCCCGCTTTCACCGTCCAGGCCATCCTCGCCGCTCAACCCGCCTTCCCCGTCTATCCCGTCCAGTCCCATTCCGGCCGGCGGGTACTCATCACATCCCCCCAAAATCAGAAGCGCGATTATTATTGACATTGCTATTTTATTCATTTCCCATTGCCTCCCTTTTCATCTGCGTGTGCCATTCGTCACAGTTCCGCAGCACTTTATCGAAAATCAAACCGTCACCATCCAGGCGAAGGTTCTCGATTGTCTCGAGGATAACCCTGTGAGGGAAGCCCTGAACTTCCATCAGGTAGCGGTAGAGCAAGTCGTGGTCGAATTCTCTGTTGCTCATGACTTATCTGTCAGCCTTCCATATCCGGGGCGCAAGAAATCACGCTTTGTAACCCAATTATCGCTCGCCCAAACAGTGACGAACGCTGATCCATCAGAGAATGAAACCGTGTGCTGAAAATCCATTTGCTGATTTATGCTTGCAGCAACTTCATCGGCGGAGAAATCACCGCTGAAATCGAGTCCTTTGACCCGCTCGCCGTTGATACAGAACACAACCTCGTCCGGGCCGTACTTCTTGCCCTCCGCCAACGCTGCAGGCGCTACCACCGCAGCCCCGACGACCAGCCCCATTGTTCGCAGAAATCCCCGCCTCGTTAGGATGCTTTCGTTTTTCATGATGCCTCCCTGAACAGGTGTGCCATCGACGCGGGCCTTGCCCATGTCCGCTGAAATCGCTTCCACTCCCTTGACGGCACGGTGCTTTTGTTGTCCCTGTAGAGCATCGCCATCGGCAAGAAACCCGCCGCGATAGTATCGGTCAATCGCTTCGCTGCGTCGGAAGTGGTATCCCCTTTGAACCCTACCAGCACATAGGCGTGCAAGGCCCACCATGGACGACCGCTTGCCGTGCGCGTGAACCCTGCCGACTGCAACAACTGCCCCGCTTCAAAAAGTGGCTCACGGTCGGAGGGTGTATCATATGCAAAATACATTGACTTCGGGTTCAGGCTTCGCAGCGTCTCAGCGTGGGCGGTGGTTAGCAGCTTCGCCTCAAGCCCACCCGTAAACTCTGCCTTGCGTGGCTGTCTCTTGAGCATGTCAACTACCGCCCCAAAATGCTCCGGCGATGCCGCAAGAATGTTCGAGTCAAGAATATTCCACCCGTCCATTATTGGCAGTTCTCGGATGTCACCCTCGCGCTTCCATACGTCGCAGAACCAGCATCGATTAGGACAACCCCGCGTGGTGATGGTATACCCGTGCCTGAGGTATTGCCCCGGCACGAATTCGCCGCCAGAATCTCCGACCGCTGGACCTCCCACCTTGACCGGCGCGACATGCTTCCACCACTTTTCGAGCGTTTCGACCATGGGCAGATCCCACGAGAACGAAGCGGATATATGAACCTCATCAGCGTCGTCAAAAAGCCCTGGCGGGCAACCGATCCGCACCATGTCGTCCGTTGGCGTGGCGTTCGTGCGGCGGGGGAATAGGCGGATAACCCTCACCTTCTCCCCTGCCTTTCGATCATCTTCCTCGCCACATCTCCCCTGATAATATGCTTGCATTTGGGCATGTCGGCCACCGGGCCCGAGTAACAGCAGGCTCCGCACCCGTCATATGCGACAGCGTATCCGTGATGAATATAGGCGATCATGACGGCTTTCCCGCCCAGAGTGAATCCTTCATTTGTTGTTGCGTGATCATGAGTCCTCGCTTTCGCAATCCGCGATCCAACTTCTTTTGAAATGACCTTTTATCGCCGTACTCGAGCGCGCATTCCCCAGGCAGCGTGCTGTCATCCCCGAGGGCGCCCGAGCAGTTGACAAAGTCCTCGACCCGCCGGGGCTCCGGGGGTTCATTCAGGCAATCTTCACAGATCCATTTTCGTTTATACCAGATGAGCGGCTTCCACCGGCTGCATTTCTGGCAGAGTATCGGTCGCTTTCCCCCCTTGGCTAAGCCCATTACTACCTCGTTTTCTCGACCACTTCTCTGAGTTTTTCCGCAAGCGTGAACCTGTCGTTTACCATTCGCCGCAGTTTACTTCCCTGCTTCGGATTGCATTGTGCCCGTTTCGATCCGTATGCCGCTAGAGCAGCCTCCCAATCTGTACCGCAGCGGTCGTGATGCCACGCGAGCACCTTGCACCCGCAATCAATTTGGCCCGCCACGGTGGACATATCACAGTCGAACCTACGGATCGTGAAGGGGTGAACCTGCATGATTCCTTCCTCGCCGCCTGGGCCGATTACCTTCCACCGAAGCGATGATTCACGATAGGAAATCGCCGTCACGAGATCATGTGGTATGTCAAATTTTGTCGCACCGATAACGATCTGTTCTGCCATCTTCGCGCCCCAATCTGCCCGGTTCATCGGGTGATGGGGGACGGATTTGACCAGATGGGCGATCATCACTTCAACCTCTGAGGCTTGCGAGGATCGATTCTGAGCGGCATCGTCCACGACGGGGGGGGTAGCACTGGCGGGAGCGGCTATCAGGACGGCTACAGCGGCCACGAGGGACAGCAGCGTGAGATAGACCAGGAGCCCCGCCGGACTCGGATCCTTTAACCATGTCATCACGGGAGCACCGTCACGAGCTCATCACATGCGTTGATGAAGTACCAAGTCACCGCGATCAGGATGAGCGATCCGATTACCGTGAGGGCCATCTGTAATTTGTCATTTTGCAAACTATTCTCCTCCGTGGTTACAAGTTCCGCGAATTGTACCACGGATCATCGCCAGAAGGTAAAGCGTTTCGGCCCGCGCATGTCGGCCTTCCATTGCTTCCAGTGTGGCGACCGGGGATAGCCCCATGCCTCCCTGAATATCATGTTCCCAACCCTGCCCACCCAAACCACAAACGGGTTTCGCGTCGTGTGCCCCGCCGTCAAGTGTGCAAAGATTTCAGCGTCCACTCCGAGCTTGGACAGTTCGCAGCATAGCGCGACGGCATAACCATCGCGGGGGCTGTAGGAATCGACCTGCACTTCGATGTCCGCCTTATTCTTCCACCGCCGCTTCCACCAACCCCGCCCGCACGAGCACGCATAGAGGATGATGGTGATCTTCCGCGTCACCCCGGCAATGGTTTTCGCCAGCCCTGCCACGCATTTGTACGACTCGCGCATTCGGGGCAAGCCTCGCGGCGTGCCATGGTCGAATATGGCGAGCACATCGAGGCCGCCTTTCATCTTGCGGATCTCGCGCCGGATGCGACCGTCACGGACGTCAACCACAGATGAAAGGGGGAGGTCATTATCCTGATTGGCGTCAAGCCACTTCCACGCCTCCCGCTTGAACTCATCCCCGTCGCGGCGGAACCGTTTGTTTTTCCCGTTGTAGATCGCGAGCATTTTCATGGTGTCTCCTCCCTTTTATCCCGCAAATAAAATTGTCTCATGGTCGAAAACACCTATCTCACCATGGACCGGATGGCTAACCTGAAATACAATCTCCGGCGCGTTTTCATCCGGCTCAATTTCAACGACCGTTGCCCACCCTCCGGGCCAATCGCCTATCTGTTCGGTCAAGACCCTCTGACCTATCAGCTTCTCACCAAACCTCTCGGCAAGGGCACCGGCTGTCCCCATTAGGTTATGCTTGCTCATGGTGTCGCCTCTTTTTTCAGCCGCTTGATTTCCTTCTCGAGTTGACGGATGGCGGCGTTCGCTTTTACTAATTCACTTCGCGCAAAGTCCAACTCGCGCTGCACCCTCACCCTCGCTGTCTCCGAGGCGCGAAGTTTCGTTTTCAGTTTCGCCGATCGGTCTACTTGTTGGTTCATGGTTTATCCCCTTGTCTGAAATGCAGCGAAATCCAATCCGCACAGATAGACCTGTCGTCATCCACGTCCGCAAGTGCGGGCGGCATGCACTTCTTGACGCATTGCTCGTTGTTCTCCAGCGGGCAAAATCCACAATCGTGGGTTATATACTCACAGGCTAGCATGAATGATTTCTTCATTTCCTCCAACGCCCGCTCTCTGATAATTGCAAATCCATTCTCAGCTTTTGATGTCATACTTCCTCCAACCCTTTCAATTTCTTGTACGTCTCCCAATCCATCGGCGCGTCTTCATCCTCGCAGTCGCAGCCGTCCGTTCGGTTGTACATCTGCCCGCACTTGAAACAGCGGGCCCTGTGGATGCGGCGGTCATGATCTGGGATGTGATCGGATCTCATGGCTCCCTCTCTTTCTCGGCGCGGGCGATGGCAACCCATTCCGCAATCTCTTCTGTCGCCTCGTCTCCCGCCAAGCCGTACACCTCGATTTCATCTGCAATGAGTCGGGCGGCGTGCTCAAACATTGCCCGCCATCGGCGGGATGCTTTCTCGGCTGCGTCGGCGCGGGCCGTTTCGCATTTCAGCCGTCTGATTTCCATCTTGGCTTGCCAGAGCTTTTCCTGAACTGCTGGCGCGTAGTGACTGGCACCTTCGGTCAAGGCGTCAATTTCTTTCTCGTCCATCGGTTTTATTTCAGCCATTGCCATTCTCCCCCTCATCGTCGACGTGAAACACTGCCGGTTTTTTCATAGACATCTTGCGTATAGAAGTCGCCACGATTTTGGGCTTGCGAACCGTCCTGCCAATAGCTTTGCACAGCAGTTCCATTCCCGTCTCGAACCCACCGCCCCCATCGTCGGCCATGATAATGTCAATAGCGTCACCCACCATCTTCTTGACAGCCGCCCGCTCGGTGAGGAGTTCGGGGATGGCACACGAATCAGCCCATGAATTCTCGTCATTTTCCACAATCGCCGCGATTCGTTTTTCTGATAGTCGGGTCATGACGTCACTCGCCAAACCGTTGCCCGCATCCCCGTCGTCTTCGACTTCCGCACCCGCCCCGAATGCTCCACAAGAGGGGGGCGCATATTGCACAGGCTGTTGCGGGCGGAGACGATGGAGGTGTAGCGACAGCCCCCAACAAGTTTCGCGATCTCCTCATCGGTCATTCCATCCTGCTTGTAGCGCCACTTGAGATCGAGCACGCCCAACACCCGCTCCTTAATGCTCCGGTGCTTCCCCGTCTTGTCCATCGCCCTCGCCGCCGCGTTGGACGTGGGGGAGGCGTGAGCTGCGGGAGCGGGGCGGTTGAATAATGATTGTTGATCGTTCATTGGTTCCCTCCTGTTAGTATCTCCCATGCGAGTCTTGCCACTGCTGGAACCTGTCCATTCCCAATGGCTTTAAGTCGGTCCAGTTCTCTGGCCAACGCATCAGGATTTCTGAGCACCGCGGCGTGTTCACCTTCTGATGCACACGCGCCAATTGCTCGTGCAAATTGCCGTCTCCGTGATTCTTTCGAATTAGTGATTTCATCCCCATGGTGTGTGGAATTGTGCTTGCTGTCGGGCGCAAAAGCATAAATCCAGCATCTTTCACCGTTCGCACACCCCCCTGCGTGATGTCCTCCCAGCACACACCATCGCGCATCATACCCCATCGCGGCAAGATCACCGAGGACCACGGCAAGTCCTCGACCCACAAGCAAAGGTGAGTTTTCCACGAACGCGAATCGAGGTCGTACTTCGCCGATAATTCTTGCCATCTCTCCCCATAGCCCAGATCGTGCTCCGGTGATCCCTGCGCCCTTGCCGGCGGCTGAGATGTCTTGACAGGGAAAGCCGCCCGAAACAACGTCAACAATTCCTTGCCACGGTCGTCCGTCAAAGGTTTCCACATCAGACCAAATGGGGAACGGCTCAAGACATCCATCATTTTGTCGTTGCGCCAGAACTGCCGCTGCGTAGGCATCACGTTCAACAGCGCAGACGGTTCGCCAGCCAAGGAGGTGTCCTCCGAGTATGCCTCCACCAGCGCCCGCGAAAAGAGCCAACTCATGCACTGTTTCCCTCCTCGCCCTCCGGCGGGCTGTGCTTTTTCATCCTTCCCCTCCTGTTCGTTTCTTGCGCTCGTCAAACATCGCCTCACGCTCTTCATTCGTCATCCGTTCCCCGTCGTCATCATCCACAAACTCCTCCGGCTGCGGCCTGCCTGTGGTGTGAGCCTTCTCACGTTCCGCGCTACGGGCTGCGAACTGTGCCTGGTGGACTATGAGCCCATGATTCTTAGAGTACGGCTCACGGGGATTCTGGTAAGCCTTAGCGGCTCTGAGAATGTCCGGGGTGATATTGAGCCCGGCGGATCCCCATGCGAGAACAGACTGTTCGATCTGATCCTGCGGCCATTGAGGCCATAGCTCGAGGCAGAGCGCGACCAGGGGATGAGGGGGAACGATCGCCTCCTTGTCTTTATCCTCTTCATATTGATCACGCGTGCGCGCCTCTCCCTCTGTCTCTCCTCTGTCTCTGATCTGATCTGAGCACGATTCTGGTGCATCTTGCGGGCATGTTGATAGCTCCGTGCTAGCATCACACTCAAGCCAATGAGATAATTCAGAAATGCTCTTTTCAACCTCTGTGATAGAGATCCGCAGTCGGAATGCTAGCACGCTGATTGCAGGAAGCTCGCCGGCCATCCCTGGATCCTCTGAGGCGATGAGCCAGAACATGAGCAGGTGTTTTACCGCGGCGCCCGACAACTCAAAAAATTCAGGGTCGTCGAGTAGGTCGCGGTAGAGCCGAATCCAGGGCGGTTTTCGGTTTTTGTAGTGCTGGAATTTCTCCCAGTTTTTGACCTTCATTGCTCTGCCGGCGCCTCGTTGTTCTTTGCCTTCTCGAGATAGGCGTCCACCTGTTCCCGCTTCACCCGCCAGGAACTCCGCACCTTGTAGCCTTCCATCTCTCCAGACTCGAGCAGTTGGGTTGTGATCCATTCAGACACCCCGAGAATCTTCGCTGCATCCGGCACTGTCAGCATTTCCGACATCATGACCTCCATTCAAAATTTACAAACCACTACATTAATAAAGCACCCGTGGCGCAAAGTAAAGAAAATTCGGCGGATTATTTTTATTAAATTAAATTACGTTTTTTCTTTACTCAGGTCTCGAGGGTGCTAGAATGGGTTCATGGACAGCGCAACACAGACCAGGAGCAAGACAATGAAAATTATCAGGACATGGAAAGAAACCGGAGAACGCGAAGAGATAACAATGGACACCCTGCGCTCCAATCTGCGCCTTCTCAACTTCCCACATGTGGAAGAAACCATCAATCACTTGATAGCGGGCGGATTGGTTCACACGCACCTCACAGGGTATTCAGTTGCATGAGTTGGCTCTTTTCGCAGGCGCTGGCGGAGGCATACCCGGGGACATCTCCTCGGATGGCGAAACACGGGAAATGACGCCGCGAGAGAAATGGTTGAAAGTCTGGTATGCCGCCGCCGGGAAATGGATCCGCGAGCACCCGAAGCCGAAGGCGATTGACCGCGTCGAGCGGCAAGAATGGGGTGAGAGCAAAGAGCGGTTCCGGCAACAGTGGCAGCGTGAAAACCCATCGCCACCACTGACGGCGGGCGAGCGCGGCGAGTGCAATAAACTTATAAAACTGAACAGCATCATGACGGGGCAGAAATAACAAACGCGCAATTGGCGCAAAGGAGCAATCATGGACGACGAAAAAGCAGAACTGATCGAGACACTTTCAACAGGGTACAGCGAAGCCGACAAAGAAGGCGCGGTCATGGCCGAACGGTTGAGATGCGCGAATCTGATCACGGGATGGCAGGGAAAGATTCCCGCGAACACCAGGGCCGAACTGACCCGCCGCATTCTGGATCCCGAGTGGGATGCGCCGCCCGTATCGCCTGCACCGGATGGTCCCCGTGTCGGTTGAGCTGTCGAGAGAGGAGTGGCTGGCAAAGCGCCGGGAATACATCGGCGCGAGTGACGCAGCGGCCATCCTCGGCGCGGATCCGCGAAGGGGGGCTTTGGCTGTATTTGAGTCCAAGGTTACAGGCTACAGCTCCGATGATAACAAGTGGATGAAGTACGGGCGCGATATTGAGGGCGCGATTGCGAATATGTACAGCGAGGAGACGGGGCGAGAAGTGATAGACCTGGGAGCAACCACGATCACGGTTCACCCTGACCTGCCTTTTCTCGGTGCGACATTGGACAGGCAGACGCACAAAGAAATGGATGAGGGCCCACACGGCCCCCTCGAGCTCAAGTCAATCGACCCCTACGGCGCGAAAGTCTATCCAGACCAGTTCGCCGAGGAGCCCCCGTTGCATATGCTGATTCAGCTCATGATCCAGATGGCGTGTAC